AACGTTCAACACTTGCAGGAGACATAGTCCTAGGTGGGTTGAGTTAAGTTGAGTGCAGATGTGAAGTCTGCAGAAACCCATCTTGTTACAGATGGGAATTTGCAAGCATCACATGAGTTGCTTAGTACGCTCTTGTTCAAGCAGTTGAGAGAGTTGATAGTACTCAGCCATCTCAGTCTGCATTTCACTCATGCCCCTGGGTAAACCAGAGCCAAGAGTTTGAACATCCCGTTCAAGCCACTTGCCATGAGATAGTTTCTCATAGTGAAGTTGCGTTGACTCGCCACCATGCCATACGACACGGTCAAGAGAATTAACTGTAGGCTGGTAGATAATCATAAGTTGTATTAAGTAGACCACCCTTGGCGGGTGGTAATAACTAGACCAGGGTTTGCACCTGGTCACCCGCTTATACGGATCAGTCGTTTTCGTATTCGCTACATGCAGTCCATATAAACTCTTCTTCACGCTGACGCATAAACTTGATGATTCCTTTAATCTCATCAAGCGTCAGATGACCAGTTGGATTAGCCATCCCTGGAAACCATACTTCATAAGTAGGTTCTTGCCCTGGATTGTTAGATGCCATTAGCCCTGAACCTTGCGGTCCAGTGACAATGGATATTTCACCAACCAAGCTATCAACGTAAACTAAGTGATAACCACCAAGTACGTTTTGATGTGGCATCCAACCGGTAGTCAGGTCAATCACGGATGTACTCCGATGTGCGGTACCCATCTCCGCCGGGGGTAAGTCTGAGTGGGAGATTTGATCCCCCGGCATCACGCCTGGCACTCAGAAAGGAACGTCATCAAACTGTGTATTCCACCATGCATTACCTGCATGTTGGTCATCAGTTATCCAACCTTCTTCTTCTGCCTCTGCTTCCAACATCCACTGGGGCATGTTGACTGCTTGTTGGATGTCACGAAGCATTTGCAATTGACGATCATTAATAAACATGACGAATTCGAAAGATAAATAAAGAATTCACTTCATTCATTCCTCCTTTCGCAACCACCAATCCTCGAGATCCCTTGGCACGACAGTCTTTTCAGCGATTTGTACAGCGCCAGGTAGAGGGAAATAGGTCGAAAAATAGGAGAGTTTAACACATGTTTATCGTGAAAGTGTGTAAAAGTGGTTGGGACGACCGCCTACGCTTCATTCGCTATATAAAAAATACTTATGAATCGTTACCGGTATCCTTTTTTTTTCTTCCCATAATCCACTACAGTTTGGTGGTTGGAGAAGAGTCAGATAACTATCAACCCATATAGGTATAAAAGTTGGCGCTTTAAGCGCACAACAAAAAACACATTTTAAAAAATATAAAAAATCCTAAATAGTACTTAAAACTACCGGTTAGTCCAAATATTTATACAAAAATGCCGGGCTTTTGTTTCCCGGCGATAGTTTTATTTGTTTATTTAGCTTTGGCGTTCTTTTTTACGCCTATAAGCCATTGTTGCTTTCACTGCTTTACCAAAAGCTTCCTCATCTGGAAGCTCATAAGCCAATTCTTTCTTAGCATTGGACACAAAATCACGCACTTCTAACGAATCACGGCCTTCTTTTGCCATACCAAGAGCTTTATTTTTAATAAGCTCTAGTGCTTCTACACGTTTTTGGCGCACACCTGCGTCCATTTCTCTACATTCTCTTGTTATTTACTTAATATAAAGCATCTATTCCTTGGATTAGTAACCAATAGAATGTTGAAAGCACAAAAGTTAGTGTTATAAATTCGAATGGCGCTTTCTCCGGCAGATTTTTACGCATATAGTCAGGCAACTGGAGCCCCAATCCCCAATGATCCCAGTGAAAGGGCTCAAATGGCGCCAGAAGTCCTTGCATTCCGCCGTAATCAGCTTAAAGCTCCTCAACAAGAAGAAAAACAAGGGTTTGACCCGCTTTCTGTAGGTGTAGGCGTTGGTTTGGCCCTTGCTGGGGGCGTAGGAGCCGGTCTTGGCATCCGTCGTCTGATGCGTGGCCCTAAGCAATCAGCTAACGCAGGGGTCAGGCAGGCCAACTTGGAGCGCTTTGCAGAAGAGTCCTCGCCTGTACGTCGCGTTGCAGAAGAAACTCAAGTTGCACCTTCCAAAACGATTGCACCAACTACAATTCAAACTACAGAAGTAGAGCCTGAGTACGTAAGCCCTTACTCCAAAGGCCCTACTTACAGGGATGTTTATCCTTCTCGATTTGAATTCCCCAAAATCAGTGAAGAAACTCTTGCTGCACGTCGTCAACTACAACAAGAACAAGCTAAACGTACACAACAACTAGCCCCTGGTACCTATCAACTAGAACTTGGTGGTGAAGTTTCACCAACACTGCGTCAATTACGTAGTTCTGAATTCGGTCCAAACATTACAGAAGTCAGACGAGAAGCCTTGGGTCTTGCAGAAGAACAAGCACCTGCAATTTCTATTTCAGCAGCGCCAAATCAACTAGATATTTTTAAATACACCAAAGAGGCAGAAAGAGACATTGCGCAAGAACTTGTTGATGAATATGTACGCAACGTAGACCTGGAAGGTAAACGCCAACAAAAAATCCAACGTGATGTTGCCACCCAAAAAGAAGGGATGGCGATGCGCGTTATTGATCAGTTAAGAGAGGAAGCAAGACAAGAACGTTCAAAACCTCAAGGTTTTAATCCTCGCCAATATATTGAACAAACTGGTGCCGTTTCTCCGGTAGAAGATCTTACCTCTCTTCAACAATTAAATGAAGGTCAAGTAATTGATCAAAAAATTAACGCAGTTGAATCTGGTGAAGACCAGATGACAGGTCGTATGCGCCAACAACGGCAACGCTCAAATCAAGAGCCTTTGTTAGATGTTGAATATAAAATGTATGATTTAGTTGCTTCTGCAGCCGAAAAAGGTTTTAAGTTGGAACCACAACGCGCTCTTGCAATTATTACAAATCCAACAATTGAATTAACTACAGAAGAAATTGCTTTATTTAATATTGATCCGTCTATTGGAAAGTTTGCTCTTAAGGGACAAACATATACTCCCGGACAGCAACAAACAGGTGGAGCACTTAGCTTGAAAGGTGAGCGTTTAAAAAGTGTTCCTAATATTGGAATAGATCCCCAATCTTTTGTAAAACAAGCGGCTTCTGGAACTTCAATCCGTGGAAGGTCTCGTATTCAAAACGAACCAGAGCAATTTAGGCAGCGGATCAGTTCTTCCGGAAGACCTTTAGAAGACGATTTTATTTATGTTGATGAAGGTGGAACGGTCACTGTTTATCCTGGAGAAGAATTAACAGAACTTGAAATCAATGAACAAACCACTCCTCCTTATACACGTTATGTCCGGGGCTCAGTCACTGGTGAAATGCAACCAGAATATGCGCCTAAAAATATGAGAGCTGTTAGGACTAAAGAAGGTTCTACTTATTATGTTCCTGTTTCTGACCCAGGGGGAATAGGTGTTTACGGAGAGGAAAGAAGCTATGCGTCTGGTCCAGTAACAAAATTTGATGATCCAGAGGCAGGTAAGATTGCTGGTCAATATACAAAAGCTGCTGGCCAAAAACCAACTGATTTACCCTCTTGGCTTGCCAAAAAAGAGTCAACGCCTTTTTCAAACGTTTCAACAGAAGGTTTGTTGCGTGCACAGGAGAAGTCAACAAAATCCGGAGCACGTGCTATTCAGTCCGAGATTGAACGACGAGAGCGTACAAAAGAAAGCCTTGCGGTAAGCGAAGCGTTACGTCGGGCTAGAATCGAGGGACGTGATCCGCAAGAGTTTCTGCGTCGCAAGTTAAAAGGTGATTTTTGATATGGCTGAAGAAAAGAAAAAACCTAAAAAGTGGATTCAGGGCATGGAGATGAAGGAAGGTGCCTTCACTGCTAAAGCCAAACGTAAAGGAATTACCTCTGCTCAACTTCAGGAGAACGTCCTTGCCAACCCCGAAAAGTATGATGAGCGCACCGTAAAGCAAGCTAGACTTCGTAAAACCCTTGTCGGCTTGCACGACAAAAAGAAATCTAAAGAATGAAAGACGCACGTCTTGAGCTAAATCGTTATATCTCTAATCCTTTTGATAACAAAGGACGTATTGCGTCTCAGTTAAATTTTCGCGAATTATTCAGAAATAAATATGACACAGAAACAGGTGGTTCCCCCTGGGTCCCTTCTAGATATACTTCGGAAGACATATTAAAAGCAATTCAAAATAGAAAGGTAAATCTTAACCCAAGACTTAATTTTGTACCCAACTCTCCCTTTTGGGATACAAAGAATGAGTTACCGGCTGAAGGGTATGAAATGTTCGCCGGTCTTGGTAGGTTTAATAGACCGCAAGAATATGACTTTGAAAATGGACGTGCAATGACAAAAACACGTCCTCAAGATCAACCAGACTTTAATCCAACTTGGGTAGAAGCTTACCGCTTAAGCCCAACACTTAATCCAGAAAAACGTGCAAAAAATCCCATGCCACGCATGAATAACCCTGATCCGAATGGGTTTATCATGTCTCTTGCCGAAGGTCGTGTTGAGAATGAACTTGAAAATAATGTATCGGTTGCAGAGCTGCTTAAAAATAAAAAACTAAACCCAACTGCAGAAGAAACAACAGGGACCCAGGAGATCAGTCAAGAAGAAGAGAACATCTCTCCAGGTAAAACAATTACCTAACTTAGAATAAAAAATAAAAACATGTTGTCAGGAATATTGCGAACACTGGGCGGCCCTGCTTCTCGTCAAGCAGCAAAGGCAGCATTACCTGGAGCAGGAATTAACTTTGCTATTGGTGCTTTAACGCAAGGTCCTGTTGCGGGTCTTGCATATGGCGCAGGTGATTTCCTTTTGAATTATCCGGTTGTTGCAGCAGCACGTAAATATTTCCCTGGCACTCCTGGCGGCAAAGCGGTAGTAACAGATGCGGCAGGTAAAAAAACTGTAAGAGAGATTCCCTATTCTCCTTCTACGGTTGAAAACGTAGCAAACTTAGGTGCTTCTTTTGCTTCTATGCCTTTGGTTGACTTGGCAACCCAAGGTGCTTTATATAATAATGCGCAAGTAGTTGAGCCAACCAATATCTCACAAGAGCAGCAGTTATATCAACAGACTCTTCAGCGTCAATCTATTAATAAACTTCAACAGCAAGCGCTTGCCCCTGGAACTCAATTCCAAATGCAAGGGATTGAACAAACTGCTTTCCATTATCCAGGCATCACACTTCCTCCTGAAATGCTGGAACTGATGGAGTAGTTATGAATATTTTTCAAAAAGCTCAACAACTTGCTCAAGATTATCTCAAAGGATTTAGTACCGCAGATGCACTGCAGGTACGGATGCTGCAGGAAGATACTGAAAATAAACTTCTTGGTAACAAAGGATTGGGATATGGTGAAAGTGTTTTAGGTCCACAGTTTAAAAAAGAACTTAAAAAGTCGGGTATTAGTGCAAGACAAACTCCTGTCCAATTTCTTGGCGCCTATACCTCCAGGGCTTTAATTGACGTTGCCAATGATGGTACACGTACTTATTGGTGGCGCTGGAATCATCCACTAGCCATCGCCCAGCGAGGCGTGGAGATGGGTGTGAATAAGAATGTGCTGTCCTCCCCCACACTTAGGGCAGGAGTTGCTTTAGCGGTTGCCACCCCAGCTATTGCTGCTGCTGGTACCTATGACATTACTAATCCAGAAGAGCAGTTCAGGCCGAAGGGTTTTGCTCAATCTTATTCTGAGAAAGGAGCAGAAGATAGGCGTAAAACAGGCCAACCAACGCAAGAGTTATTTGAACGTTTTTTCCTCGGCAGGACTGGAGATCCACTCAAATATGCAACAGCTAAAGAAGAGATTCCAGATTTAACATCTGAGAGATACGCAAATTACATGCGTTTTCTTTACCAAGAAAAAGGTTTAGGTGGACTTGGAATCGTTAAGGGAACAATGGAAAATCTTGAGGGTAAGCCCGAACTTAGAATGTTGGGTTACCCAGTAAATGCTCCCATGGTGGGAGGTTTTGCTGGCGGCACAATTCTTGCCAATGTTGCAGCAAGAACAGCTTCTTCTCCCAAGCAAAAAGCAGTACGTGCATTGGCTGGTGCTATTACCGGTTCAGTTGGTGGCGTAATGGCTGGCAATGTTATTAACGAAGTTGTTGCATCTGGAAACAGGCCAACTTTAATGACTCAACAAGAGTATCAAAATATTTCTCCTGGTAGAATTTAAACATATAAATAATAGTAAGAATGGCTGTTGTAACTGGTTCTGGTTATCCAGATGAAGAAAATTTTTCTAGGCGCGGATCAGCCGCAGGAAAATTTCAACAACCTGGAAGCCAACAATTTGATATTGCAAAAACCTTTCAAGACCTGATGAACAGGCTTACGGGACGCACGGGCACTCAAGTAACTGGTGATGTTGGTGCTGTAAACCCTACTGTTACTTATGGGGGAGGTGGTCGCGGATCTGGCCAAGGTGCTGCAAGAGCCACTGCGGGCATGGGTGGAGCACAAGCTTCCGCTCCCGGTCGAACGGGATTTATGCAGTCTCCAGCATTAGCAGGAAACATCCAAACTGGATTTGGAATTGGAGCCACTGCTTTAGGATTAGCCCCCGGCGCAATTCAAACGGCTCAAACACAAGGTCTTGCGCCTGCAGTTCTTAGCACCGCAGCAGGCCTTGGCACAGCAGGATTAACTGCTCCTGTTAGTCGAGCTTTAATGGCGGCCCCCAACCCCTTACTTAAGGCTGCTGGATTTGGTTTACAAGCAGTTGCTCCAGGTCTTGCTCAAGCAGGTGTTGCGGGTGTGCTTGGTAAAGGAGAAGAGGCTTCCAAAAGACCTGGCGCAGGCCCAGATATTACTGTTCCCGGTACCAATATTCCTTTAACTGAAACGGCAGCTACTCGTCAACAACGTGAATTCGATCGCGCTCGAAATATTGAAGATATTCAACAAATTGGTGGTGCCCAATTAGCGCTTGACAAAGAACTTCTTGGTTACATGATGACTAAAGAAGTTGAGCAAGCTAAAGCAATGTCACCAATTATTGAACGTGCACAACGCGCTCAATTAACGAATGCACAAGCAATGCTCAATAGCCAATCCGCTGCTTATCAACAGCTTGGCCGCTCAGCAATGATGGGCCGTTCTACTATTGTTGGTCAGCAAGAACGTGGTGCAACCATGCGTCAAGCCCTTGCCTCCAATCCTTATATCGGCGCAACTCTCCAGGCTCCTTCCATTAGCTTTGGTTGATCATGTCAAATATTTTTAATACTTTTAAACAGGGTTCTAATTTAGGGATGTTCAACTATGGACAACCTTCTGCAGGATCTTTTGAAAATATTGAAGAGTTAATTAGCAAGCTTCCTTCTGACAAACAAGCTGCCGCTCGTGAAAAACAAATCAATGCAGCTATTGAAGCCAAGGCCACCTCGCAAGTGCTTGCGCCTTTTCAGCAACCTTATACGTTAGAAGAGCTTGGCCAGTTTAGGGAGCAAGAAGCTCGCCGTGCTCAAGAATTAGGAAAAGAAAGTGTGGAAACAGCATTTAAATATGGAATGCTTGCAAATATTCCTAAAGCAATTACACAGGCAAGCACGGCTGCAGCACTGATGAAATTAGCCGCCGGTGAATCAGCGCAACGAGGAGGACAAAATATTTTAAATGCATATGCAAATATGCAACTACCTTCTTCTCCAATGTATCAATCTCGAGAATACTTTGGTTAAAATAAAGTGAACTATAGCTTTCCTGATTACGGTTCTATTTTTAAAAAACCTTCTTTTGGTGTTTCTTCTGATATTAATGTTTTTGAGGGTGGTCCAAGTAGTTTTTTAAGTGGTGCAAAAAGTTCTTCTGGGGGCAGTAACAGTATGTTAGGTCCAATTCTTGGTTTTGCTGGCAGCCTCGGCAGCAGTATTATTGGTGGTATATCTGCCAACCAACAAGCTGCGGATCAAATGAGGTTTCAAAATGCCCTTGGAAACCAACAAATAATTGAAGGACGTAATTTAGGTTATGCTCAGATAGGTTCTAATATTGGTGGACGAGTTTTTAATTCTACTGTAGCTCCCATATTTGATCTTAAAAATCAACAATTTGCAAAAGAACTAGAGCTTGGTCCCTTTGCAGAGCGTCAACTTGGTCTGCAATCTGAAGCATCTAAACGTGAACGTATGGCCCTTAATTCACCAGAAACAAAAGAATGGGAGAGACGTCAAAATCGTTTAGCAATTGAAAGGTCTTTAGGAGAACAATTAGCACGAGCAAATGCGGCATTTGGACCTGTTGCGGCATTTGGATCCGTACGTAGTTCTTATTTTGGTTAATATAAATTTAAATAAACACTGCACCACTTGTTGGCTAAGCTATTCTTTTGGTGTAATTTAATTTTTATTTAAAATGAGTAGCTTAAAAGAAAGAGAAGAAAATTCGTTAAAAGCAGATTTCATCATAAAGAAAGCCGCTGGTGGTAATGAGTCAGCCGAAGAGTATTTACAGATGCTTTCGACTTGCTCCAGGATCGTTGATGATATTTTTGATGAGTTTGAAACAATAACTAAACAAGACCTTTTGACTATTGTAGAAATCTTTTTTGTAAGACTTCCAGCAAACAAATTTTATTGCGAGCATAAAGACTTGTTATTTTCACAGCATGTTACGATGTGGAATGCATGGGAAATTAGTAATGTTTTAGAGTCAGGAGATAGTGTTGATAAAATTTACGCCCATGTTCTAAGGGATTACATTAACGAAGTTCTCCCCTTAGTGGCCTTATTAACGCAAGGGTATTTTAAAATGAAAGAAATAAATGTTGCCGTTCGTTCGTTGTTTAAAAAACAACTAGGAGAATAATATGTACGGTGGTACTTCTGTTACGTATGCTCCGCCCCCGCCAGATACAACCTTTCAAGATTTTTTAAAGACACAAACAGAAAGAGAAAATAAAGCTATTGAACAAGCTGAAAAAATCAAAGCAGAACAAAGGCTTCAGACAATTTCCCGCAAGAAGTCTGGCGCTGCTGGTCTTCCCGCTTTAAAGCAAAGAACTTTGGAAGAACTTAACCAAGGTTTAATTACGTATGATGTTGCGGAAAGGCGCCTTTCTGATTATGCAAGTAAATATGATCTTGGTACTGCAGAAGCCGCTGTTGATTACAAAGATGCTGCTGGCAATACTGTAGTTTCTGGCGAGGGTTATACACCCGTAGGAATTGAAGCAGATATTTCAGAACTTAGTAAAACTTATAGTGGTCTGCTTCCTACCAGGCGTAAAGCAGGTATTCAGGCAGCTTATGAGGAAACACTCGGTAGGCAGGCTTCAGAAGAGGAGATCGCCAAGGCGGAAGAGCGTTTCAAGAATCAAGTCTATGGTTCTATTGATGAGTTTCGTGATTCTCTTTCTAAGAGTCCGGAATATCAAAAGAAATTTAATCAAAGTTATTTAGATAATTACTATGACACAATGTTCGGAAAGCAGACCGTTACTGCTGAAGGCGAACGAAGTGGTAAGCGTACTTTTAAATTTGATAAGTCGCTTCTTCCCCAATACTCAGGAGATCTTGGCAGTAGGACTAAAGTAGCCACCCCTGATTTCCAAAGCGAGATTACAGGTACTCCTTTTGAGCTTCAAGAACAGGTTCAAAATATTCGTGATACTAGGCAGTATCTGTTTAGTGCTGGTTTGACTAATCTTCAAGGTGAAATTGACAAAGAAACTCAGAAGTTAAAGAATGAAGGAACTAAAGAAGTTTCTAAGATTGCTGCTGCTGGTAGCCTCTATTCCAATCTTGTGTCTGGATTCTGGGGATAAATAAAGATTGCTATAATTAATCAAGAAACTGTTTTTGTTTCATAATGACTTCTACTCCCGTTGGTCAGTCGACTGCTGACGACTATTTTGATATCAATAAGTTTGAAGAACTTCTTGCTCGTCTTGAATCTTCAAAAGGTCGTCAACAACGTCAAAAATCTCTTGAAGGTCGTCGCGACATCTTTGCTACTGGCCTTGCAAGTATGATGTCTAACTTCTGATTAAAATGCAAACCGCTAATTCCTCTTCTTTAGGACAAGGTTTTAATCTTGACGACTATCGCGTTCTCCTTGACCGCTTGCAGCAATCCAAGCGTCGTCAAGAAGAGATGGATAAGAACGCACCCTTAACTGCTCCACAGCAACCGGAATAAATCTATTATCATGACTAGCAGTGTACCCGCTGGACAAACTGATATTGACGATTGGTTTGATCTAGACAAATATCGTCAGGCGGCTGGTGTTGCCTACGAATTTTCCAAAAAGAAAATGGAGACTGCTGGTGAGCAAGAACGAGAAACTATTGGAAAAGGAGCAGGAGAGCAACGAACTTCTGCAGAGCAATCGCAACAGTTTAAACAAGCGGACGAAGCAAGGGACTATGCTCAGTCCCAACGAGCTTATCGATATTGAGTTATTTGATCAGTGGGTAGACAATTTAGATTCCTCTACCCAAGAAAGTTTTCTTGAGTTTGCTAAGAATACTTACTCTGTAATTGAAATTTACCTCTATTCAAGATTCCTTGGTTACAGGGGATCTATTTCAAGTTGTAATGGTTGGACATCTGCTAATTATAAAAAGCCAGATCATCGAAAAATTCTTATTAACGAGATTCAAGAAATTCAAGAAGATATGAGAAAGTTGCGTGAAGATATTGAAAATTTTGCTGTCAAACGAGATGCAGGTGTTGCTCGTCTGGCAGCGATGACAAAAGAGTTGCGCGGAACTATTAACCAAGTTGAATCCTATACATCTGCAAAGGATCGCAAAGGCTTACTGATGGCTGGTGCTGACCAAGCCATACGTGAGTTATTGGCTATTTTTAAAGATGATCCAATTGAAGCCCCATTGCAAGAAGCATCAATGTCTGTATGGGCTAAAATGCAATTAAGTGAGTAAACCAGATGCAACCACAAAAACAGCCTGAGAATATTCCTGTTCGTTCTGGAATCATTTTTGGTCCAGGAAGAGCAGCCCGTTTACCAGATCTTGGTACTCCTGAATATAAGCAGCTTGTTGAGCGGATGCGTGGCGTCGTGGAGAATAACAAATGACAAAGGGCAAGATGCCGCCGCAGTTGGTGGAATATTTTAATAAAAAAGAAGCAAAGAAAGAAGACGGTTCAGAGATGAACGATAAGGAGAAGCGCAAAGCTGCACTAGATAAAGCCCGTAAATATCAAGAACAAAAACGTAAAGAATCAAAATAATGGCCACAATACTATACGGACAAACGCAACAAGGCCTTCAAGAAAAAATTAAAATTTTACAAAAAGAAATAGAAACCATTCGGCAACAAAGGCTTCAAATGGAGCCAATGTATGCAGACATTATTGCGAGAGGTGGTCCTGATCTAAGACCTAAAGGACCAGATGTTCCAGTACTTGAAAGACAGAAGGAAATTGATTATTTAACTAATTATTTAAATCAATCCAAATCAGAAACAGAACAAGGAACAGCAACTGATAAACCTGTAAATACGGTTCAACCACAAGCAACTCAAAACGAACTTGCAGCACCGCCAACTAGTTATTCTTTGATTCAAGCCGTTGGCCCTGTTGAACCTGCAAAAGAAGAAGATTATATATATGACACATCTGGCAATACTTACGAACAAGCGTACCAAAGATATTTGCAGCAGATTGAAGATAATAAAGCAACTTCAGCTTCTTTGCAAAAAAATGTTGATGATGCTAGGGCAGTTTATCTTGGCGGTTTAAAAGATCCGGCAGAAATTAGATCCGCATATGATAAATTACAATCTGCAATTAAAGCATCAAGTGATTATGCTAGTTCTTTTCTTAAATCTCCTTTAACAGCCCCAAGAAAAGAGGATTTTACCAATATCAAAAGCTATGCACCAACTCCTACAACGTCTCCCGAATCAGTAAAAAACCTTTCAATTGTTGAAAACCAAGCTGCATCAGGCAGTGAAGAAGCACAGGCTTTTTTAAACCAATACAAAGAAACAAGTTTAAATAATGCTCCACAAGAAACAGAAACTTTAATTGCCTCTTCTGATACACCTCAGAAACCTAGTGGCCCTTCAACACCAGTAAAATACGATCCGGTGATGAAGCAATATGTACCAAACGTAGAACCTGGAAAAGTTTTATTAGAAATCTTAAAGCAAGCAAAGACGGGTCCCAGGGGAGAAGCGGTCGCACAGTCTCAGTTTGGGCCTAGGGGAGAGGATATTGCACAAATACTTCCTACGGGCCCCCGTGGAATGGATAGGCCCCCTGGCACTTATCACCCAAGCAATATCATGCCTTTACAGACGCCTGGGTCAAAGTGGCGCCCAGGAGAAGGTTATATGATTCAAAATCCGTTTGACCGTTCCCCACAAACGGGGCCCGGTTTATCTACTGGTCCCCGTGGTGAAAATGTAGATCAAATTGCTCAAGTTCGATACCAATCAAAACCTGCTTGGCAACGACAATTAGAACAAGATTACCAACGCAACATTGATAAACCAATTAATCCAAACCCAGTTAGAAATTCTGGTCGCGGAAATTTAGATACATGGGAAGGTCCCGTTAGAGAAGCGCAAGCTCCTGAATTTGATGAACAGAAGGCATTAATTGCCAAACAGGCAGCAGATGAGTACCGTCGTCGCGATCAAACGGAAGATCCGTTCAGAACTTCTGCTTTCGGTTAGTATTGACTAACTGATTGGTTCTATTGTGCCTGCATACCTTCATCAAGCTTATCGACGCAATGCTCAAGCAGCAGCACAGAAACATCGCGTTAAGAAGCATAAAGATGAAGATCTTCTTGAAAGAGCCAGGGAAGACTTTGGTTTCTTTTGTGATTACGTAGCAGATAAACCTCCGGCTAAACACCATATTGAATGGCATCGTCAATTAATAACAAATCAAGACAGCTCTTGTCTTCTTAAGATCGCTGGTCCAAATATTGATTTATTGGCACCTCGTGGTTCAGCCAAGTCGAGCGTACTTGGTTTATTTACTGCTTGGGCTATAGGCATCCACACCACAGCAAAAAAGCCTCTTCAAATTCTTTACTTGTCTTATACGGTTGATATTGCACGTTCTAAATCTGCAACCATTAAACGAATTATTGAAAGTAAAAAATACCAAGAGGTTTTTCCGGTAGTTAAACTTCTTAAGAATGTGACCAGTAATGAATATTGGTCAATTGATCACCGCTTTGCGGGTATTGATGTTACTGGTGACGAACAATTTACTCTTTGTGCAGCAGGTCTAAAGGGTTCAGTTACATCCAAGCGTAGTCAGCTAGTGCTGGTCGATGACCCGATCAAAAGTTCAGCGGACATAGCTAATCCTGACATCAGGAAAATGATGCAGGATAACTGGAATGCTGTTATTTCACCAACTATGTTTGAAGGTGCCAGGGCCATTTGTCTTGGCACTCGCTTTAGGCATGATGATATTCACGCAACCACGTTTAATTCACAAAACAATTGGACGCAAATTGTTCTTCCAGCAATTCAAAACAATCCCGAAACAGGAGATGAAGAATCCTATTGGCCAGAGATGTGGTCTCTTGATTATTTAAAAGAGAAGAAACGGCAAGCACCAATTGCTTTTTCTTTCCAGTACATGAATCAAATCGTCAGGCAAAATGAGTTGTCTCTTGCGCCTGAACTTGTTGTCAAAGCAGAGATTGCAACTGAGTTTGATGCTCTGGGTGTTGGAGTGGACTTGTCTGCTGGAACTAAAGAAAAGAACGATTACACCGTCTTTGTTCTCGGTGGACGAATTGGAGACAAGATTCATATTATTGATTACCGCCGCATGCGAGTCATGGGCAACTTAGAAAAATTAGATGCACTTAAAGAATTGCTTAACGATTGGTCGATTGTTGGACGAGACGCTAACGGTAATTATTTCCCAACTTACAATACGTGTGATATTTGGGGGGAAGCTGTTCAGTATCAGGCTTCTTTGGAGGCAGACTTTAAGAGAATTTGTTTAAATGGAGATAATCTCTATAACTTAATTTGGCACCCTGTTAAAGGCTTCAGGGCCGACAAGCTGGCAAGGTTTAGGGGCATTATGGGTATGTTTGAAGACCGAAAAATTATCTTTAATCGTTATCGAAATTTTACCGCTATGTTTGACGAGCTTACTAATTTTGGTGTTAGCGGACACGATGACACGGTTGACGCCTTGGTTTGGCTTGTTAATGGCTTAGCTAAGAAGAGCAATTTACAGGTTGATTACTGAATCGTAGAATAAGAAAAAAGTTTACGCCCGTGGGACCAGAGTATCTTGCTCTTACAGTAACAGCGATTGTTGCTGGTGTTTCTGGCGGAACCTGGACTGCGAACAAGATTCTTTCTAGGTTCCACGAACGAATGAAACAACTATCAGACCTCACCAAAAACCAAGGAACCAAGCTTGACCATCTTGAAGATCAAATCAATCGCATGCCGTTGGAATACGTATTAAAAGTTGACTTTCTTAGAGAAATTCAACAGATGCATGACAACTTCAAGCAGATTAATAGTAAGCTGGACAAAATGATGGAACGACTTTTCAAATGAGCGCCAATTACATTATTGAAGTTCAAGAGAGTAGTGACGGCGATTGTTTTATTGAACTTCCAGATGATTTAATCGAAGAGCTTGGCTGGGTTGAAGGCGACATCCTTTCGTGGGATTTGAAAGGAAACGGCATTGTTCTTTCTCGTGTTAACGATGAAAGTGGATACGAAGTAATAGAAGAGTAAAATAGAAACAGAAAAAGTTAGTCGTATGTTTGGTACTCCTGGTGTTCAAGGTGGTTATTTAGGTAACGCAGGTAGGCTCGTTGCTGGTAATCCAAGTTTTGATATTAATAAAGGTAGAGGCGCTTTAGGAGGAAGATCAGGAGAGCAGCTCAAACGCCTTTACGAAGGAGGAACACAACAAAATCAACAGCTAAACGACGAGCTAATGCGCCGTGGAATTATGCCAGGAGCTGGTCCACAACTTCCTCTTGCGATGGGATCACAAGGTATGAATCCCATGGGCAATGCAGGATTTTACATGGGACCCCAACTTGGTCAGCAACTTCCAGCAGGATT